CATAGTCTCCATAGTGCACCACGATCAGGTCCAGTGAGACCGGACGTGAGTCTCCGAATGAGGAATTCGTGCGGGTTAGTTCTATTCTGAGTGTCTCTTGACCGGAAATCCCGAAGGCCTCCATGAAGTTGATATCATCTCGAACATGTAGGGTTACCTCGATCACCGGCGAGAATAGGTCCTCTGAGATCTGGAATGAGGAGACGATGCGTTGGATATCTCGAGACTCTCCTCTCGAGTTCATCATGATCAGTGCCTTGAGTTGAAAGGCACTCGGTAACATCGCGGTGCCATCCGAGCGTAGACCCACCGGAGTATTTGTATAAGGAGATGAAGAGCTCATTGACGTAGTTTCTGGAAGAATTCAGATGCGAACTTCTCGATCAATTCGGGACGGACGACTCGGATTCTGGATTTGGCCTCATTCGCGAGTTGTTCAGTGGTATGATATGACTCTTCAGTCAGGTCCGAATAACCATTCTTGATTGCGTCCCAGAATGTCAAGTGTCGGGTCTCGATGTCTTCAGTCTCGTTTGTGACTTCATGATAGATGTTCGGGGCGTTCCGAGCATTCATCCAGAAATCTCGGAATGCGAACTCAGTCTCCTGGGTGAACAGACGAAGACCCTCATACTGGGCCTCTGAATATGTTGCGCCGACTCCCAGGGGCGGAGGATCCGGACGTACAATGACCTGTCCCTGAACGATGATTGCTTCCGGAGGCGAGAAGTAGTTGACGTACTTGTCGATATCGGTATCATAGAACCGCATCATGGTGTGTTCCATCCATCGAATCTCGATCTCACGATTCGCGAGCCAGTCCGGATTGAGCAAATTCGCGCCCCAGTCCGATGAGTCATAGGGGTTAAGCCATTGGATCTTGCATTTCGCATCAGTCCCCGGAACGAGTCTCGAGAACACCTCGGGATCATTGATATCTGAAATCCAGAGTTGGAATTTCGAGGCATCATACTTCAGGATGTTCGCGTTCAGAGGGATGCGAGGCCGACGGTCGACCGGGGTGCCACCTCGTCCGGGAGTGCCAGGTGGTAACGGCTCGGGTTCGCCACCAGAACCTCGGCGTGGAGGCCGTGGAATCGGGGCCGCGCGTCCAGATGAAATGAGTCGTAGGAATGGCACGAACTCTTCCTCGAACGAGATTACTGATAAGTCATTGCCCGAAAAATGTATATCCTCAATGACTGATGAGTCCTCAGAGATCGGCCTGGACTCAATCCGGGATGTCGGGAAAATGTTCAGGACTGTGAACGGATCATATTCATTCTCGAGCATTTTCTCAAAAGCTCGAGATGACGCGGGCCAGGCATCTCTCAGACCCGCCCGAAGTGATTCGTTGACGATGAAGAACGTCCAGTAATAGTTCGCAGTGCCATACAATCTGAATGAGAGAGTATCCGGGCGTTCGCCATCACGAATGGTTTCATAGACATAGTTCGTGACTGAGTCCGAGGCCTCTGGATTTGATGATGTTGCGACGCTCCTGGAGATATCAGTGATCACCTCAAAGACACCCGAATTTCGAATGTCATAATATCGTTTTGGAAATTTGCTAAAGTACTGTGCGTTCATAGAGTTTCTTTTATGGAAGAACAACCGGCACGTCTGAGTTATCTCGAATCGCGGCATCAACGCCGCCATTGACTGCAGCATCGATCGCGCGTTGTTTATCGTCCGAGAGAGTCGGCGCGCCGGTCGGGCCATATGTGCCATTCGTTGAGGGCGTTGATACTCGAGCAACACTCGTCGACGGGGCAGTTGAACCTGCTGTGACGTCTCGAGCGAATGGTCGTAGAGGATCGGAATCCAGGCTCGGTTTGTAACCGCCTTTTTCAAGAGCAATGATATCCTGGACGGTGAGAGCCTTTGTCTCAGTGAAGGACAACATGATGTCCACTTCTAGAGGTGCGTTATCAGTGCGCCACATGACAGACGAAGCATTTGATGTGACAGACAATTCCCTCAGATAACATTGGTAGATCTTCGGGATGAAATCGACATCCAACTGAGTCTTGAGATCGATGAAGTGAATCTCCCAACGAGGAGGCGCGTTAAGGAATGCTGCAGACGCATCGGGATAGAGCCCCAGGCGAAAGACATCCTGGATTCGTTTGATCGTTAGTGATTCTTCGGCTGAAGACGCAACCAACTTGAATGTATACGAATATCCTCGAGTTCCGATTCCTCCGAAGGTTGTGACTCCGTGCTTATTCACGGCCTGGTATCCTGCATGCGCGATGCCGGCGGCTGCGCCACCCACGATCGGGAATTTCGAGGCCGCGTTCAGGACTGTTCCATATGTCGCCTTGGACGCAGTTGAACCTACGATTTGCTTCATGGTGTCCGCAAACGACTTTCCAGCAGTAACTGCGTCCATTGCGATTTTGCCGGCGAGTCCCAGGTCAATACCATCATAACGCGCTGAGTCAGCAACAGAAATCCCCATCGGGATCGGGAGACAAATGTTCAAGAAGTTATTCAGACCTGATCGGTTATCACAGCATGTGAAACGCACGATCGGTGCACGGGATTGCCCCGCATTCGCAGCTGCTGATAATGAATGCGGGAACACGATGCTATTAGCGTTCTTGGGATTGTATGACGCGTTCTGGCCTTTCCACAGGTTCGCTGCCTCTATGAACGGAGACTGCAATACTCCCAGCGCCCCTTCCGGGGTGACTGCATCAACGCGTCCTACGAAGTTATCAATTACGCCTTGCGCGATCTCTTGTGCGTTTGCCATGTAAATACTATTTATGGCGTACAAAGGAATCTACAGAGTTCAACATCCAGCAAAATACTGTGGTGATCACGCGAAAGTTCAGTATCGGTCTCTATGGGAACGTCAGGTCATGAGATGGCTCGATGAAAACGTTAACGTGAGATCCTGGAATTCCGAAGAAGTTGTGATTCCTTACCGATGCAAGACAGATGGCAAACTACATCGGTATTTTGTCGATTTTTACGTGCATTTTACGAATGGCCAAGAGTATCTAATTGAAGTGAAACCTGACAAGGAAACGAAGGAACCCAAAATTCCCGCACGAAAAACTCGAGGGTTTATCAAACAGGTCATGACCTATGCCAAGAACCAATCGAAATGGGAGGCCGCGACTGAATTCGCTCAGAACAATTCAATGATCTTCGAGGTCTGGACGGAGAAGACGATCAAATCGATGGGGATTAAACTTCTGACTGCATAAATAACCTCAGACACATGCCAGCAGGACCTACATCATATCTCCAGAAAATTCAGAACCTTGCTACCACAGCCGGCGTAAATCCACGCACCAAGGAGTCCAAGGAATGGTATGCCAAGCGCATGCAGGGCGCTCGCAATCTGAATCGTCTGAAGTTGCTCGGGGACCCACGCTTGGTTCCTCGAATGGAAGGTAAGCCTCAGATCGGACACATGTATATGTTCATGTATGATCCAAAAGGCGCGAATGATCTCCTATACTATGACACCTTCCCTCTGATCCTGATGGTCGGTCCTGCAGGTCCTCACGGGTTTCATGGAATCAATTTGCATTATCTTCCGATCAAGGCACGTGCGATTTTCTTTGATAAACTGATGCAGTTCACTTCAGATAACCGTTACGACGAGAAAACCCGAGTGCATCTGTCGTATCGGTTGTTGTCCAGCACTGCCAAGTTGGCGGCCTTTGCGCCTTGTTTCAAGAAATACCTTTTTTCTCAACTCGATTCGAAAATCTTTGAGGTTCATCCTTCTGACTGGGAACTCGCGTTGTATCTGCCCTCGGATAATTTCGTCGGCCAGACTCGTAAGACCGTCTGGCAAAAATCCAGCGATCGCATCGCTTCTGCTGGGACCACGAAAACTCGGTCAATTCCACACACCTCGAAAACCTCTTCGGCACGAATTTCCAGAGCAACACCATAATGAGTGACACTGTCCAACGCGTTAATCGCATTCTGAATCCTTCTAGCATTGACTCGTTCAAAGCTCTGATCAACGCCCGGCGTGGTCTCGCTCGCGCGAACCGATTCATGGTGATCATGCAACCACCATCACAGACGCTTTTCACGTTCAACCTTGGGAGTCTGTTGTACGACACGATCATCGGTGGAAAGGACATCAATTATCGAGACTTCATTGCTGATCCACGCGATATCGCAATGTTATGCGAGAGTTCTTCGTTCCCGGGCCGTCAAATCCAGACGATGGACTACATTCTAGACCGGCAACCCAAGAAGGTCCCGATGGCCTACATTAACGAAGACGTGACGATGGTATTTCACCTGACAAGCGATTACTACGTAAAACGTCTATTCACCGAATGGTCGGACCTCGTCATTGATCCGGCCTCGTACAAACTTCGTTACGATTCTGAATTCAAGACCGACATCATCGTCCAACAACTCGATTCTCAGAATCTTCCTGTGTACGGAATCCTACTGAAGAACGCGTATCCAGTCGGGGTCAATTCGGTCATCCTGGACGTCAACGACCAAACGACGCAGAGACTCACAGTTCAGTTCACTTTCGATGATCAAGAAGAGATCGGGGCTGGGCAGTCAATTGTTACCGGCGCGTCGAATGTCGTGGGTGGTTTACTAAGAAGACTCATATAAGTATTACTGTATGGCATTACCAATCCTTGAAGCACCCACATATATTACCGTCCTACCCTCGAACCAGGGCAAAAAGAACGCACCGAAGTTGAAGTTCAGACCTTTCTTGGTCGCCGAAGAAAAGATTCTTCTTATGGCCCAGGAAAGCGGCGATCCCGTCCAGATGATGCAGGCCATGAAAGACGTGGTCCGCGCATGCACATTTGGCGCGATTGATCCGAATGCGCTAACCACATTTGACCTCGAATTCATCTTCCTCAAACTCCGAATCAAGAGTGTTGGAGAAACCGCATCGATCATCCTGACCTGCGCGGATTGCAAAATGCCGATCGATATTGACGTGGCTCTAGATGAAGTCACGGTCGATCATCTACCAGTCATCAAGGCGCCGATTGTGCAATTAACTCCGAACGTTGGAATCACTCTGCGGTACCTCACAGTCGCCGATGTTGCGGTTCTGTCGGATGAGTCGATGAGCAAGACGGACGCGATTACTCACGCAGTGGCATGCTCTATCGAAACGATTTTTGATGGTGCGAACGTCCATCGCCCAACCAACACACCTCACGCTGAGATGATTGCGTTTATTGATTCTCTTTCTCGAGCGCAGATGACTGAGATCGAGTCGTTTATCGCCTCGACCCCAAAACTGAGTCATGTTGTGAAATGCGAATGCCCGAAATGTAAAATTGAAATCTCGCGTACGCTTCAGGGAATCCAGGATTTTTTCGCGTAGCCCTCTCACATGAAAACCTAGCGAATCATTTCCGCGCGAACTTCAGCCTGATGCAACATCATAAATACAGTTTGGCGGAACTCAACTCGATGATTCCATGGGAGAGGGAAATTTACATCGGGATGCTGAAGCAGTACATTGAGGAAGAGAACCTCAAGGCTAACAAGAACTAAGACACGCAATGGCGACCACAAAAGAACCTACTAACAAATCCATTCTTCAGGGCATCCTCGAAGAGTTGCGGTCGGCCAATGAAAAGGAATCTCAGTTCGAGACTCGATCATCCGCGACGTTGACTGCATTCATGTCGAAAGACACTGGGATCATGGCAATCACAGACTCACTGTTGATTACGTTGAATGAATCAGTGTTGGGACTTGGACGGCTAATCACCTCTGGCAACGTACTCGCCGAGAACACTACTGGCACGATGAATTCGCTCCTAGAGTTTTTCACAGGGAATGACATGCAACAGGCCGAAGATCGACGAGAACTTCTAGATGTTCTGAAGTCATTACGCGCAGGCGCTGCATCTAAGGGTGGCACGGATTCGTCAACAGTTAAACTCGCAGAAAAGAAGTCTGGTGGATTATTCGGAGCCGGCACCTGGACCGGCATTGCTGCGCTGTTGGGCCTTGGTAGTTTCGCTCTAATTGGTGGTCTAGTCACAGGATTCATCACCGAGACGGTGCGGCAATTCAGCCGAGCGTTCTCCTTCATCGCAAGGGAACTCGGTTTCGCCAAAGAGGATTCATTCATTGGTAAGATGTTTCGTCGCGTCCGTGCGGTATTCAGCGAGGAGTCGGCCATCGGCAAATTTTTGATTGGCATCGGGAAGTTCTTTTCCAGAATCACACAAGGCATAGTTCGGATTATTGAGACGATCAAAGGCCTCGGCTTTGCGATCGCGTTCGATAACATCGCCTTCATGTTCATTAAATTGGGCAACTTGCTAGGACCACTCTGGAAGATGGCCTCAAAAGTCGGAAAACTTCTGGGCAAGATCGCGGTCCCACTTACGATCGTCTTAGCGCTCTGGGATTCGATCACTGGCGCGATTGAGGGTTACAAGACAGATGGCATGGTCGGGGCGATGAAAGGCCTCCTGGTCGGCCTAGTCAATTCACTTGTTGGTTGGATTTTTGATATTCCAAAAGACATCATTTCGTGGATGGCCACAAAGCTTGGATTTGAAGAGATCTCGAAGACTCTCGATTCAGTGTCATTCAAAGGCTTGTTCACTTCCGTCTACGATTGGGTGATGAGCGTAGTCTCGACCATTGGTGAATGG